GACGATGGGACCGGATATAGCAGCACAGGCCATGGGGCTGAATCCGAAAGACCTGCTCAATATGACGCCCGAGCAGATTCGGGGTCTGTTGTACGCTCGCGAGGCGAATTTCGCGGCAGCATCGGGTCCAAAGTCCGGATCAAGGGTGTCACCGCTCCGGTTGGGCGACCCCGATGTGTCGATGTACGACAGGGCGGCGCTGGCTGACGTGGCGCAGAACGCCCGGACGTACGGTCAAGACGAACTGGCCGACGCGTTTGGACCGCATACCCTCGGGCGGCAGATTACGACGGAAGAGCTGATGCTTCGCATGATGCGCAGGGGAGAGACACCGGAAGAGATCGTAGAAGACATAATGCTTCGCGGCAAAGAGGAGGGATTCGATGTGCAAGACGCCATTCGTGGGCGGTACAAGAAGGGGGGACTAGTTGCAGCACTCCAAAGTTAATATCGACGCCATCACTGATGAGCGTGGTCAGCAGTATGGGGATTTCACTCATCAAGGCATCATCGCGCAGGACTTGAAGGAGTACATGCGCGAGCAGGACGGGTGGAGGCGGCTTAAGAGCCACCAGAAGGAAGCGCTCGACATGATCGCGCACAAGATTTCGCGAATCCTGAACGGCAACCCCGAGCACCGGGATTCCTGGGTGGATATAGCGGGGTACGCCCAGATCACGGCGGAGAGGATACTTGACAAGTAATTCCACCCGTGGTATAATAAAGCTTTTCAACCAACCGATAGAGGACAACACAATGGCTAAAGTCACTACTCCCGCGATCGTCGTCACCGCTGCGATCATCGACGAGCTTGCAGCACTGCGCGAGCAGATCGCGTCGCTCGCCAAGCGTGAAAAGGAACTGGTCAAGGTGGTGCGCGAGGACTGCAACGGCGTGGACACTATTTACCGTGGCGTCAATTACGTGCTCAAGACCCGTCACATCTCCTCGGAGCGTCTGGATACGGTCGCTGCCCGCGAGGCGCTGGGCGAAGAGTGGTGCTCGACGCATACTAAGACCAGCGTGGCGATGAACATCGACACCACCGAGGTGCTGTAATGCACCCGGTGAAGCTGACCAAAGCGCAAAAGGTAGAGCGAGTGGCCCTGCTGCTGGCTCTGATTGTTCTGGCTCTTGACGTTTTTGTATGGAGGCCCTGAAGTGAATGAATCCGAAAGACAACTCGACCTCGCTCTCGGCGACGAGCGCAGCGAGAACACCCGGCTGCGCGAGGAAAATGCCCGACTACACGCCCTTGTCGGCGATTTCGCAAGGCGGCTGCTCGCCATCGAAAGACTGGCCAACGTGGCCTTTCACGCGTCTTACACCCGCGCAGATGAGTCGTCTGGTGAAACGGATTAAGGCGCAAGAAATCGCCAACGCGCCCGACGCGCCGTACTAATACTTGACAGGGTATTGTACGAGTGTTATAATTGAGACTTCAACAACCAACCTATAGAGGACACTGCAAAATGGCTCATCAACTGCACATCAATTCCGCTGGTAAGGCCGCAATGGCGTACGTGGGCGAGACCCCGTGGCACGGACTCGGGCAAGCGCTGACTCCGGACGCGAACCTGGATGTCTGGACCCGGGAAGCTGGCTTCGATTGGGAGGTCAAGCGCGGCGCGATCGCCTACGAGGTGCGCGACGAGAACGATGCTCCGGTGCGGATGCAAACGGTGCCCAAGCGCTGGGCGCTGTATCGCTCCGACACGGGTGCGCCGCTGTCGGTGATGTCGAGCAATTACCACATCACGCAGCCCCGTGACGTCATGGAGTTCTTCCGCGATCTGTGCGAGGTCGGTGGCTTCAAGATGGAGACTGCTGGTATGCTGCGCGAAGGCGCGACCTATTGGGCGCTCGCCAAGGCCGACGATTCATTCGATGTCGGCGGTGGTGACGTTGTGCTACCCTATCTGCTGCTGGCCACTTCGTGCGACGGCACACTGTCGAACGTGGCGCAGTTCACTACCACCCGCGTGGTGTGCAACAATACGCTCACCGTGGCGGTGGATAACAAGACCGGCCAGATCCGGGTGCCGCACAGCACGAAATTCGACCCAGTGCGATTCAAGACCGAGTTGGGTCTGATTGGTGGCGCATGGGACCGGTTCAAGGGCGATGCGACGACGCTGAGCAAGCGCAAAGTGTCGAAAGAGGAAGCCGCCAAGTATTTCATCGACGTGTTCTACGGCGAAGACGAGGAGATCGACCCCAAGGCCAAGCGCCCGATGATCGAATTGGTCACCAAGATCTACTTGGACGGGATCGGCCAGCAGGTCAAGACCGCCACCGGCACCGCCTGGGGTCTGCTCAACGCCGTCACCCGCTTCGCGGATCACGAGCGCGGAGCCGCTTCGCGTGACACCCGCTTGCAGTCGGCGTGGTTCGGTGCTGGTGCTCGACTGAAACGCGACGCCCTGCAAGCCGCGCTCGCCTTGGTATAATAGGAGCACTGCGGCACCGCAGTTGCTGCAGTTGCCCTTAGGGAGGGCTCGAAAGGGTCCTCCCGTTTTTTAGCGTACACACATAGAGGACACCGCTGTGCAAAAAATCAGATGGTCGAATGCCGAGAAGGAGCTTTTGTTCAATGCCCTAGTGTGGGTTTTCGAAACCGAGCCTACGATGAGCAGCGAAAGGGCACTCCAAACGGCGCAAAAGCATCTACCCGAAACCCGACGAGCGAAGATCAATTACCCGAGGCTCAAGACGTACGAGCCTACGATAGAGAGGGCGAGAGAGCGAGCGAAAGAGTTGACTAAACCGCTACCGGAACAAGTACCACCACAGGAGCCCGCGATGTCGTTGGAAACCACCATAGGCAAGGCTCTCGTCGCGCTGGTGGACCAGATATGCGCGATGGTGATCGAGCGCGTAGCGCAATCGCAAAACGAGGCTCCCGCATTCCAAATGGATCGGGCTGCAGCGAAAGCGAACGTGCGCGAACGCGAGACCCTCGCGACTGCGACCGAGGTGCGCGACACACAGCGGGTTCTTATTGTCGGGTTGATGGGTGCGCAAATCGGCTACGTGCGCGACAGATACCGAGGTCGGCCTCTGGAACCCGCTTTCATGACAGCGGACGAGGCGAAATCGCAGCCGGTGCACCGGAATTGCACCATCATCCTAATGACGAAATTCATATCGCACGCGGTACAGAAGAAGGCACAGCAGTCGTTGCAGCGAGTGCGGTATTGCAATGGTGGAGTGGACGAGTGCTGCAAGATAATAGACGAAATCCTACAGGGAGTGAAAAAATGAAAGCGTTCGAACCTTTGATTGACGCGGTGCGCAGCATATGGCGAAAGAAATCACTGGCCGAGACGATGGCGCAGGAGTTGTACGAGGCGCAATTCGCGAAGGTTCGGGCCGAAAGCGCGGTGGAGTACGCCGAATCCATCGTGCGGTACAACGAACGCCGAATCGAAAGGCTGCAGCAGCGGATTCGCGAAGAGATGGTGGCTGGCGCGGAACCTATGGTCCGAGGCGATGTGCGCAGGGGCTTGATAGATAATTGACAGGGTATTGCACCTGTGGTATAATAAAGTCTTTTAACCAACCGATAGAGGACAGCAAATGCAAGTGACCCAGCGATACGCAGACCTGACCGACGCCCAACGGCGCGAAATCCGCATGTACGGCTGCACCGAAGCGCAGATGCGCGAAGCGGTCGAGGAGAGCCTGACTTTCCGGTTTTCGGGTCCGGCAATGTACGCCGCCAGCATTCTCTCGGACGCGCAGGAGATGATCGCGCACGACAACGCGGGTACGTATTCGTTCATGCAGGTCGAGGACGCACGCCAAGCGATCAATCGGGCGAAATGGATTCTGTTCACCTACGTGATGAAAGGGGATGCGAAATGAATCACGCGCAGCAACTGCAGCAAGCCGCCCGGATGTGGCTCAACCCGAACAAGCGCGACGTCGCCGAAATCCGGCTGGACGACCTGTTGAATCCGACGAGCGAGGACGCGATCGTGTCTATCGATTGGTTTGGCAGTGGACAACACCCGGACCTTCTGGCGGTGCAGGTGATCCAAGAGTCGGGCATCGAAACGCGCATCTGGATCGGCGGTCCGATCGACCACATCCCGGGAGGGCAATGATGCAAAAGCGCCCGGTGCACTACTCTCGGGGATAGGGGATTGACAGACTGTTGCACCCGTGGTATAATAAAGTCTTTTAACCAACCAATAGAGGACAAGCGAAATGGCTCAATGCATCACCATCGAACCCGGCAAGACCTACGCGACCGCTGAGAATGCTCGTCGCGCGGTGGACAAGAAGGTCACCAACCCGGCTTTGGCTAACCTGCGCTACATGATTGTGCAGCACACCGACGGGCGCTTTTACCCGCTGTTCATCGGGATGCAAGCGGCTGAAGCCGGGATGCACTGGCACTTCAACGTGGTCGCCTGAGGGGGTACTTGACAGACTGTTGCACCCGTGGTATAATAAAGCTTTTTAACCAACCGATAGAGGACACGCAAAATGCAAATCGCAATCATCACCAAGACCGGCGAGCAAGTCGAAATCGTGGCAGTCAACGGCGGCTGGACCACCGTCCACACGCTGGGCGCGGACACCCGCGAAATGAAGGTGCGCAACGGCGCATTGTCCAAGCACACGACCGTCTCGGACGAGGTGCAACGTGCCTACACCGCCACGATCGCCAAGACCACCGTCGCCGCCACGCGCCCGGTGGCCACCCGCAAGCCCATCGAGGAGCGCCTGAACGGCGTCGTGTACGCCGGTTACCTGCCGCAGTACAGCGCCTACACCACCGTGCGGGCCGACGGCACGAAAAAGCGCTCGATCGACAAGGGCGACGAGGTGGCGCAGACCCTGCGCACGATGGAGCTGCACAGCGTCTACAAGCTGGTGGCTCGCACGATGAGCGTGTCCAGCACGAACCTTCACGAGCGCTTCTGCCACCTCAATCCCGGCATGCAGCGCATGAACCTGGGCAACATGCTGCGCCGAGCACTGCGCGAGCAGTCCGCGAAGGTGGCCGCGTGAAGCGGGCCCGGGTCCGGGTGGCTGTGGCCACCCTGTCCGGCGAAATGCTGCTGGACGGCCAACGCTTCAAATTCCACGCGAACATCGCCTATCCCCGGATCGATGCGGAGTTCGCGAACCTGGACGACAACTCGACGCCCGTGGACCAGTGGAAAGCGCTCCGGGCGCTTGAGACCTTCATCGACGAACACTTGAGAGGATAAGCGCGAAATGCAAAATGCGACCACTGTCGAGCAGGTGCTGGCCGAGCACTGCCCGCGATCGGGCGACGACCCGCTGTACGTGCCCTGGTGGGCGAAAGGCGAGTACGCGGCCCGGGTCGGTACGAAATGGGCAATGCCCGACGGAACCAAAATCGAAGGCGGACAAATCGTCCAAAGGGGCTCCGGAGCCTTTCCGAGCGCGTCGAGGGCCGAGCCGCTATCCAAGCCCCGACCCCAGGTCGAGAGCGCAAGGGAGACCCCACGGCGGGCCTCGGCGACCCCTTCGCGCAGCAAGCGACCCCTGGACCGAGTGGACGAGCTGCTGCAGGAGCACCGGACACTGGATGCCCGTACAGTGCTTTGCTTTCAGTTGGGCATCGACCCGGCGATTCTGCGCGACGCGCCGAACCCGGGAGTCGCCAGTATGCGGCTGGCCAACGCTCTGCGAAAGGTGCTGCGATGAGGCTCCCCGAGCAGCGCCTGTGGGATTGGCTTGCCCGCCGCTGTGGGCACCTCGCTCACCTGCAGCGAATCGAAAATCGGGTGGGACGCGACGTGCCGGACCTGTTCGTGGCCTGCTTCGGGTGGCAGGGCTGGGTCGAGCTTAAGGTGCTGCCCGCGTGGCCCAAGAAAGCCTCAACGCCCGTGCGGCTGGCGCACTGGACTGCGGGCCAGCGGGCCTGGGCTCGTCGGCACGAACTGTACTGCGGACGAGTCGCGCTGCTGGTCGAAATCGAGGAGAGCGAAACGCTGGTGCTGTTCCGCGCAGTGGACGTCGAAAAGACGATTGACACATGGACCCGGGAGGAGTGGCTGCAGCACGCAATGTGGAGCGGGCAGCGAAATACGACGGGCGAACAGGTGCTTGACGCGCTGCGCCGAGTGTGATACATTTACGGAGTGCCGTGCAACGCGGCACCGCTTGCCCATCGTGGACAGCGCGGAACCCACAAAGCGTTCCATTGTTACATCGCAATGTAACAACCAATGTAACAACTCTTCCATTCGAAAAAAGGCCCGATGTTACATCGTTACATGCGCACGCGGGGGGTTGAGCTTGTCACGAAAATCTGAATTCGGGTATATGTGAGATGGAACAATGTAACAGAACGCTCTTCTCGAATGGAAAAGCCGTTACATGAGCCGTTCCATCATCATGGAACGATGGAACACGAGAGTGGTACTTCAGACGCCAAGTGTTGCTGCAGCACCACATTAGGACTCTTCGGGCCCCTCTCGTGTACGCGCACGACTGTTAATAGCTTCCGCCTATCGGCTGTCTTAAGCTAATAGTTAGCGTTTATAGAACGGCGGGGTTGTGGCTCCGGTGCCATCTGTGGTTTAATTCTCCCCATGGCCTTTGATGACGACAAACGACTGTTGAAAGACCGAGGACCCGAGACGATCGCCGAATACGAGCGGCGTGCGGGCATTTCGGTGACGGCGCTGCTGGACGCAATCCGCCGTGACCGCGTACGCTTTCCTCCCAGTGATTCGTGCCTTCTGGCTCATTCGCTCGTGTGCAACGACCCGAATATGACCGCGAAAGGCGAACTGGCGCTTCACGAGGAAACGAAAGCGTTCAAGATGTTAGTGGTGCTGGCCGAGTTTCGAGACGGGCCTGAGGAGTGCCGGTTCAGCATGCGGCACTCGTACACCACCGCGAGCATCTCGCGCATCACCCTGATCAACTGGCGGCACGAACACAAATTGTTCGATTCGCTCATGGAAGCGGTCCAGGAGGAGATGGTCGACACGATGCGTGCTGAGGCTTACCGGCGTGCTGTGGTCGGACACGACGAGCCTCTGGTGCACCAAGGCCTCAAGACGGGCGACACGGTGAAAAAGTACAGTGATGGGCTGCTGCAGTTCACGCTCATGGGCTACGATGCGAAATTCCGAGCGAAAGACGTTAACATGAACGTCAGCGGATCGCTTGATTCCAACGTCAACATCGAGGGACTACGTGACCGGCTTGCACAGCGGCTTGAGCAGAGGGCAAAGGCGGAAAGCCAGTAAAGCTCGAAATCTCGTCGATCCGTCAAATCTGCGGGAGTTCATCGCGGAATTGTCGAACGAGGAGGCGATCGAGCTTTTCTACGATTGGCAGACCTGGGCACGCCCGAACCAGTTCGTACCACCCGGTGACATGTGGACGATCTGGCTCATCCTTGCGGGTCGAGGCTGGGGCAAAACGCGCTGCGGTGCCGAGTTCGTCCGGTTTCACGTGGAACGAGGCTTGGCGTCGCGCATCGCGCTGATCGCCGAGGACGCGGGCGACGCCCGGGACGTCATGATCGAGGGCGAGTCGGGCATCTTGGCCATCTCGCACCCCAAGTGCAAGCCGGTGTTTGTCCCATCGAAACGCCGCATCGAGTGGCCCAATGGCGCGATCGCCACTATCTATTCGGACAACGACCCCGAGACCCTGCGCGGACCCCAGCACGATTTGGCCTGGGTCGACGAGCTTGCGAAATTTCGCAATGTTGAGGACATGTGGTCGAACCTGATGTTCGGCCTGCGCCTGGGGCAAAAGCCCAGGGTTTGCATTACGACTACGCCCAAGCCGATTCCCATCGTCCGTCGGCTGCTGGACGACGACCGCGTGCTGGTCACCACTGGCACGACTCACGAGAATTTCAATAACCTTGCCCCGACTTTCCGCGACGAAATCATCTCGCAGTACGAGGGCACGCGGCTGGGTCGCCAGGAGCTTTACGCCGAGGTGATCGACCCCGAGGACTACGGTATCGTCAAGCGCGATTGGTTCCGACTATGGGATGCCGATCGTCCATTGCCGGAGTTTATCTACATTTTGCAGTCCTACGACTGCGCCTACACCGAAAAGACTATCAACGATCCGACCGCGTGCAGCGTCTGGGGCATTTTCAAGCCCAGCGACGACCGCCCCATGTGCGCGATGCTCATCGACTGCTGGGAGGACTTTTTGGCTTACCCGGACTTGCGCCCCAAGGTCATCGACGAGTTCAAATCGGTCTACGGCGAACCCGGCAAGAAGACGGATTTGGTGCTGGTCGAGGACAAGGCTTCGGGTATCAGCATCTTGCAGGATTTGCAGCGGGCTGGGGTGCCGTGCCGCGCCTACAACCCGGGCAAGGCCGACAAGGTACAGCGACTGCATTTGGTGGCCAATATCATCATGCATGGCCGCGTTTACATCCCCGAGTCCACCGTGCACCCGGGCGAGCCTCGCGATTGGGCCGAGCCACTGGTAAGCCAGATCTGCTCGTTCCCCGAGGCCGAGCGCGATGACCTGACCGATACGACCACGCAAGCGCTGCGACTGTTGCGCGACATGGGCTTCCTCAATTTCGACCCTGTGCCGGAGGAAGAGTACGACGAGGACAGGGGCAAGCGGGCAAACCCGTACGCTCAATAAGGATTAGCGACCATGGCCGGTGCACTTGAAGACCTCGCGAAAACGCTGGACCTGCAGCCCGCTGATATCCTGTCGGCGTTCACTGGTCTTCGCGCAGCGGTGCCGATTTATATGGGGTTGGGTGCCACCGGGCTCAATGCGGGCGAGGACGAACAATTGCGCCGCATCTACGGGCCATTACCACCGACGCCCGTTTCACGTGAAACGCCCGAGATGGAGCAGCGACGCATGATCGCAGATTTCGAGCAGCGTTTCCCGACGCCCGAGCTTCGTCGTGCAGTGATCGAGCAGATGCGGGCCAATCGGCGCGAAGGCAGGTTCGATCCCAGCACTGCCACGCGGCGTGCGGATTTTGCGCCTCATGCGCAGCCCGAGTACAAGGGTCCGGTGGCGTCGCCGTCCACTGGCAAGCGG